ATGAACAGAAAATAACCCATTACTTTCTAAAGGTTCTATAAAGCCTGCACTTAACCCAATGGCACATACATTCTTTACCCATAATCTTCTATGTATACCCGTTCTCATTTTAATTTTTTTAAAGTTTAATTCTTTAGTTCCTAAATAAGTTTGAAACTCTTTTAAAGCATCGTCATCACTGATAAATTTATCCGAATAAACATAGCCTGTTCCCATACGACTCCATAAAGGAATATTCCAAATCCAGCCATTGTTGTAAGCAGTGCAGTTTGTATAACTTACTAATTGTTTTTCTTTGTCAGTATAAGGGAGGTGAGTAGCCCATGCTTTATTATTAGGTAATAGATCTTTAAAATCTTCAAAGGGCTCTTTTAAAGTTTGACCTAATAATAAAGATTTAAAACCTGTACAATCTATAAAAAGATCAGCTGTGTATTTACCATTTAAACTTTTAATACCATTTTCATCTTGTTCAATAGTTTTAATATCATCTTTAATATGCTTAACACCTTTAGGTATACAGTAATAATCTCTTAACCATATTCCAAATTTAGTAGCATCAAAATGAAAAGCCGTGTGTCTTTTAAAATCAAAAGGGATAGTCTTTTTTTCATTAAAGAAACATTTATTTTCTAACACCAAAGCCATTTGAGGATAGTGACAAACTGCATAGTCAGAATAAGGAGTTTCAGGAAAAGCAAACTTTTTAAACCACCAATCGTTAAGGTTGTTTACATTACCTTTTAAATATGGATCTCCAAAGGGGTAATGGAAACTCTCTCCTTTTTGATAGAAGTCAGTAAACTTAATACTAAGTTTATAACTAGCATCACAATACGGAATAAAGTCTTCATCTTTTATATCGACCATAGATTGCCATTGTCTTATAATAGATAGAGTACTTTCTCCTACACCAACGGTGGGTATATTAGGACTTTCAATTAATGTAATCTTCTTAGAAGGAAAACATTTAATAAGAGTTGCTGCGGTCATCCAACCCGCACTTCCTCCTCCCACAATAATAATATTTTTCATATCTAGTAAGTAAACCAAGAATTAAATGATATTATAGTTTTTCTTTCGTTAGCAACCGGTTCTGATTTATGCAATAAACATCCAGGGAATGTTATAATTTGTCCTTCTTTACTTTTATAATTTAATACTTTGTTTTCTCCCGTCTTAATTTTAGTAGCTTGATGAGAATCAGATAATTCTAAAAAATAAACATTGGTGTAATTTGATCCTTCGTGAACGTGCCAATCATGATAAGATTTTTTATCATATTGTTGAAACCATCCGTTTGATATTTTCCAATCAAGAGCTTTTAAATATTTTTGCTGCTCATTCATAACAGGCCTAATAACATTTGAATAAAAATAATCTAAATATTTTCTTTTAAAATTAACATCAATGTTCCAATCAGTTTTAGATATGGGACCATAAATATTATCTGGCATCTCTCTTATTAAATTTAATAATTTTTTCTTATGTTTTTTATGATCGGGAACATCACATACAAACATACTACAAGGTATTTGTTTTATTTTCATGCAAAAGGCTTTCCTAAATGCCACATAGGCATAGAATATCTAATACCCCATGTGACAGGGGTTACTCGATGCCACACGAAAGAAGGAAAAACTATTAAACTTCCTTTAGTATAAATTTCATTGACCGTAATAATATTGTCCTTAGTTCCCGGTTTATTAAACCGAGGAGCAAATTGTAATTCTCCACCTTTAAAATCTTTAGAATCACACAATAAAAGAACTGAACTTATTTTTCTAATTTTCCCATGAGAAGTTAAATCATGAGGAGTATCGTAAGGGTTTTCTGTTCCATCTTGATGCCAAGCATAATGTTGCTTCTTACCATAAAAAGTAAATTGACCACGTTCACTAAAGTCCCACTGAAAATTCCAACCAGCATTGATATTAGCTTCACGGATAAAAGGATGAATTTCTTTATAAATCCATCGTTCGTCTAACCATACTACTTCTGAATTTCTAATTTTAAAAAGTGATTTTTTTTCTTCTGGTGTTAAAGGATGCTTTTTATAATCTCTAAAGTTTTTGCTTCCTCCTCCTATTTTTGCTATTTGTTTTTTTTTAGATAGCCCTAATTTAATAATGTCATCACAAATATGTCTAGGAATAGCATTTTTAAAATACCAATAAGACCATTTTAATTGCATTATTATACATACTCACAATTCATACTTAAAAAAACATTCATTTGTGCTCCTTTATTTTTAGAAATAAAATAACGGTGAGTAGAAGGAAAGATAATAAATTTATTATTCTCCAAAGGGATGTGCCAAGTTCTTCCTTTTCTCCTGTTATCATCATATTCAATAACTAATTCGCACGAATCTTTTTGTACATCTACTCCATACACCCATGTGTAATCCGGGGAATCCTTTAAATCTAAAGGATTAATTTGAGTGCGACTATAAGATTGTTCTAAAGGACCATAAATATTTCCCCAATGAAGCTTAGGGATTAATTGTTTATTATATTTTAAATCAAAATGATCACGAATATAATCTTGTACCCATTGAAATTCTGAAGAAAAAGCAAAAGTATAATCTTCATAAGAGTAATCTTTTTTGTTTTGACTCACCCTTTTATTAATCACAAAACCTTCAAAAATTTTAACTCTTAAAAAGTCTCTAGGAATAGTACTTCCTTTAATATACCCATAATCTATCGTACTTTCACTTAGTGTATTTCTTTCCATATACTTCTTTATATAGGAAATTTATAAAAAAATAAAGAGTTAGGCTTGTGGGTCTTGTGTCTTCCAAGATTGGGATGCTTCATCCCACCAAGGGGTTGGTTGTCCTCCTGGATAAGGAACAGGTGGTTCCCAGCGACATGTAGTTTCGTTTAACGTCCAAGAAGGGTAAGATTGTGGGGGTATAAAAGCATCTCTGCTAGCATCATAAGTAGAACCTTTACCAGGATAATTTTTTCTGTAAGGAGTTCCTCCTAAAGCATGAACTCCGCCGTGTGTGTTATATGAACATTTTCTCCAGTGAGGCCAATTATGTATTTTATTTAACATTCTGATTCCTTGGGCTTCAGTTTCATTACCCTCATCATCAGTACACATTTCATCAGAAACAACATGTACACCAAGTACATTTATTCCATCTTCTGTCATTTTTGCAAAGTGTGCCATAATTATGAATTAAAAGTCCCATCAGCAGTAAAAGTATGAATGGTATCTGTACCACTAGTAGTTACTGTTCCTGAAGTTGAAGAAGAAGAAGCTGTTAATCTTCGAATAATAACAATGCCTGATCCTCCTGCACCTCCAATAGCATTTTGACCTGTGCCGCCTCCACCGCCTCCAGTGTTGGCTGTTCCAGCTTGTCCGCCAGTATGTCTTCCTCCAGCACCACCTCCGCCAGTTCCACCAGGAGCTTGAGATTGAGTACCATCGGGTCCTGTGCCACCACCGCCGCCTCCAGCGTAAGTTACATCTGATCCTGAAATTGTAGAAGGAGATCCATCTCCTCCTTCTCCCGCAATAGGGTTGCTCGCAGCAGTTCCTGCTTGTGAAGCACCGCCGCCTCCGCCTCCACTACGAAATGGATTACCACTTGGATTTTCACTTCCTCCAGCTCCTCCATCATTTCCTTGTGGGGGATTAACAGGAGGTGTATTTCCTGATCCTGCAGTTCCGCCTGGACCATAAATTCCTCGTCCGCCGCCTCCGCCAGATCCTCCATCTTGACCAGCACCGCCAGTAGGAACTCCATAAGAGTTTCCACCTCCGCCACCAGCGGATGTTATAGTTGAAAAAACAGAATTTTCTCCTGGACCATCTGCAATGTCGGGATTTTCTTTAGTTCCATCACCACCACCTCCTACTGTAATAGAGTAAGGAGTTGATGCAGTGACTTCAAAAGCTTTTGTAGAAATCGTTCTATAACCACCGGCACCGCCGCCGCCACCACCGTGACCGCCACCGCCGCCAGCACCACCGCCAACAACTAAATATTGAACATTATAAGGACCTGCTCCTCCACCTGATCCAAAACCTAAAACGCGATATCCAAATGACATCTAATCCTCCTATAATTATGCGTCGTTAGCAGCATCAGTTGTAAAGAATAGTTTTACTCCTAATAATCTCGCATCAGCTGTTTGAGAATCTGCTGATACATCTCTGTATATATTGAAGAAAACTTCATCAGCATCTGCTGGTGATCCTCCAATTGTTACTGCTCCGCTTTCTACATTTACCATTAAATCGTTTGCTGTTCCAGAAGCTGCTAAGGCTGTATTAGCCACTGCAGTTCCCATTGCTACATCTAAAGTATCATCACTTGATACGGCAACACCTTGTACAGCAAAACAAACTGTTCCTGTATTAGTACCTGTAACTGACCAATAAGTTTGAAAAGTAACTGTGCCTAAATTCCAAGACTTAGGAAAAGCTACAGCAAATTGTGCATACTCATCAGAAGATGCATCAAAAGGTAAAGCTTTAACTTCTGGTCTTTGAGCTGTTAATTCTGTTTGAGCTATATCTCCACATCCATTAGAAGATGCTGGATACATAGCAGTTGCTGGTACCCAAATAGTTTCTTTACCTGCAATTTTAACTGCTGCAGTTCCTGATTTAAGAACTCCTGATCCTTTTGGATTTAAATTTAAATCAACATTTGTTTCACCTGTTGCAGAAATAATTGGACCATTTCCAGTAGCTGCGTTAGCAAGTGTAATCTCATTAACTGCTGAACCTGTAGCTGTTAATAAAGCTAATTCATTTCCATTAGTATCTAAAATTGAAGTTCCAATTTTAGGACTTGTTAAAGTTTTATTTGTTAAAGTTTCTGTTCCTGTAAGAGTTACATCACCCATTCCAAAGTCAACAATATCTGGATTGGTTCCATCATTAGCAGCTGCGTAAATAATTTTATTTCCTTTATCAGTAGCTGCCCATGTAACAGTTCCTCCTGAACCACTCGCATATTTAAATTGAACTGTATATGCACCACTTGTTGCATTGTCTATAAAGTAAAAAGTTTGAACATCTAAAGGAATAGTTACAATTTGATTTCCTGTAATAGACCCTGTGAATTTTATAACTCTGTGAGCAAGAGTTGCGCCTGCTGTTCCATCATTTACAGTTAAAGCTGTTGTCTGAGCTCCGCCAGCTATACTTTGTTCTATATAGCCACCAGAAATCTGCTCCATGATATTCCAGTTTGTATTTGTTAATGTTCCCCATGTACCGGCTTTTTCGCCAGTAGTCATGAGTTGAATCCCTAAACCTGTATATGTAGATGCCATATTTTCTCCTAAGCGACTGTTTGTACGTCTGTATACGATGTATTCGATCCAGTTGCAACACTAGAATACGATGTATTTGATCCGGTGTCAACATTTTGATAATGACGAATTCCAAGGTTTCCTAAAGAAGCTGTCGCATAAACCCCAGTAAGTCCCATAACATCTGCTGGAGTAATTGTTCCTACAGAACCCGTTGCAGAAACTCCAGTTAATCCGATAGCCATTCCATCTGGCGTAATTGTACCTACTCCTGATGTTGCAGCAACACCGGTAATAGCTACGAATTCATGTTCAGTAATGTCAACGCTACCTACAGAAGCTGTTACATAAACTCCCGTTAAAGCAGCCATTGTTTCAGGTAAAGCAGTAGGAGTTCCTACCGATGTAGTCGCCGCCAATGTTCCGAGTCCTTGAGTATGATCCGCTCCATTATTAATGGAAGGATTTCCTACCGTAGCTGTGGCTTCTACGCCTGTTGGAATTTGTGTACTTGATCTTGTTTCACTAACGCTTCCTACTGAAGCAGTAGTTGAAAGACCTGTGAGAGTATATGCAGTCTCTAAAGTTAAAGAACCAAGAGATGATGTAATCGATTGTCCTGTTAAACTTTCAGTTGCTTCCTCAACATCTCCCCAACCATTTTCACCCCAGGCTAAAGTACCCCAACCTGGATAATATTCTAAAGTAATATCTCCGAGACTCGCAGTAGCTGAAAGACCTGTAAGAGTAACTGTTGGAGAATCTCCCCAAGCTTGAGAACCCCATTCAAGACGTCCCCAGCCTTGTTGAACTGTATTTGAATCACCCCAGTCGGCTTGGCCCCAGGTTAATCGTCCCCATCCTGTAGACATAAGGAGTTCCTCCTTACGCTATTCTTAGGATAGCGTCAGATGCGTCAGGTGTTGGAAATTGAATTGTGAAAGTTCCGCTAGAAACTGTTTTATCCCCACCGAAAGCTACAATGATAACAGAATCAGTTGTGCTTGTACTACTACCAGTCGTTGTATTATAAATCATACAACCATTAGCCGTGAATGAAGCTGAACTCCATGACACGTTATCAAAATCTACCCATGCTGTAGTTCCAGATGAAGTAGGACTAGAGCTAGCAATCGTAAGCGCTGCTCCGCCAGCTGAGTAAGCTGATCCTGAAGTATTTGAGATTTCATTCGATGTGGAATAATCAGTCGTCGCCGCACCTAAAGATGCTGAACTTGTAAACAATGCAATTTTAAATGTATCCCCACCAGAAGTAGAAAAATTGTGACTTCCTTGAAGTAATTCTACTTTGAATGATGTACATACTGCTGATGTTATTGCCATAATTTTTATTCCTTTTAAGGTGAAGGAGAATCAATTTTTATACGAATGGTTCCATCGTCATAATCGTCTCTTCGTCTTCTACCTACTTGTTCAATAGCGAACTTCTCTACCTCTTTATTATATCGTTGCTCGTAATATGTCAACATATCTTGGGGACCTTTTAAATACCCAAAAGCCTCTACCAAAGAGGCATAAAGCAGGCCGTTCGCAAAATTCCTGCTAATATACGTTCCACTTGTATTCGTAACTAAACTCACAGGTAAAGCTACATAATTCACTTGAAAAGTATAGGTTTTATCTGGACATGGAGCAAACATAATAGTTCCAGAAGTAGAATCGGTTATTCCAGTAGCCCCACCAAACATAGCATAATATTTAGGAATATCTCTTCCTGTTGCTACTGTGGAACCAGCTGATGCATATTGGTTATATTCATTTAAGAAAGTTACATCTCTTTTTTCTAGGTATTTTTTAGTATCGGGAGTAGTATCATCTTCGGTTACTTGAATTGATCGTACGGCTAAACATCCAGCAGGAGCATTAATATACTCTTGACCAATTACTAAAGACCCTGTTTGAGATTTTCTATCAGCATCAATGTTAACATCTCTTAAAATTCGAGTCTCTGCATTTTGTATAAATCTGCTTAGAACAGCACCAGTGAATATAGTTGAATCTACTTCAGTATAATCTCTAAGATCAGATTCTAATTGTGAGAGTGTATATGTAGCCATTAGCTTTGTGGTCCTATTGTTTTTAATGTAACGGGTCCAGAAGAAACAGTGTCTCCTCCAAACCTTACACCGCCCACTGTAGCAGTGTCTGTGTTAACGGTAAAGTGATAATAATTAGCCGGAGTTTGTAAGAGTTGAACAGTTGCTCCTGTGTTATGGGTTGCAGCTGTAGAACCAAACGCTCCTCTAGTAATTCCGGTTAAATTATTTCCACTGGTTCCAGTGTAACTTAAAATTTCTGTACCTATTAAAACTCCCCATGTCGGTGTGCCTACAGGATTAGTTGAAGTTGGTTCATATTGTCCTGTCGCAACTCCTGTAAATTGTGTTGCACTTGCTAGCAGAACAGTTGTCGTACTCGCATCAATTCCTCCATTAAGCGTTGAAGTGTTTGCATAAAGTTTTCCAGGTTTAATAGTATAGCCAGCAGCTAAACACATTTTAGCTCCTGTAATTCCATCGGCTTCTGGTATGTTAGCAAAACCAGGAACAGAAGTACCGGAACCTTGAACAGGTCCATCATTATTAATAGTATCTGCTGTCCCCGTACCTGGTGAAGTTGTTGGGGCTCCTCTGAATCTTACTGTATCTCCATAACTTCTTTGATGATCTAATTGATGAACATTTATAACTCCTGAACCGGATGCATAAGTTTGAAAAGGATTATATCCCAGCCAACGCAATGCATCTGGGGGTGGTTGCTGAACTCTAACTTTAGGAAGAGCTGTTGCATCCGCCTGATGAGGGTAAGGATTTAATTGAGGTTGTTTTGATTCAAACTCAGAGTAATGAACAAATAAACCATTCCATTGAGTAACCATTTCATTCCATGGAAATGATTGTCCACTAATATCTGAAACTGCTAATGCGTATTTTCCTTGTC